TCGTTCATATATACCTGATGAATTTTCAATAGTTCCCTGACTTGATTGTTTCGCTGCATCTTCAACTAATACTAATATTGGTTTTAAACCTTGATAACTTACTGTGATTGTATCTGTACTTATTAAGATTGTTTCAGCAAAATCTTGTGTAACTGCATTACTGTTTTTTTGCCAATACCATTCCTTACCAGTATCTACACCTAATATTCCTATATTCGCTGGATTAACAGTTATCGTATTTATTTTTATTGTTGGTTTTTTTGCTATTGGTAATCTAACAAAGAATACTTGTGATACACCATCTGGTTCTGGTGTTGCTGCTTCGTCTGTTTGTATTTCTGTTGTACTATCTCCAGCTCTTACATATTGTTTGTTCCTATATGTTTGTCTTGTTTCCTCAACATCCATAACTAAAGTATTTGTATCATTAAATGGACCACCTAAATTATCAGCCTTTTCAAAGAAAGTTAATTCTTTGTCAAAATCAATATTCCAGTTTAATAATGCTACATCTTTAATATAATCAAATGCTTTTGAAACTGAGATTCTATTAAATACTGCCTGTGATATTACTGTACTTCCATTTGCTATTGTACCAACTGTGATTCCCTCACCATTTAAGTAATTTGTTACTATATCATTAATAATAAAGGAGATTGTTTGCCCCTCATATGTAGCTGCTACTAATCTCCTATCTGTTACTTGGTTAAAATCAACACAATCTATTCTATATTCATTTCTCGGTAATCCATCATCAGGACCTCTTAAATATCTTTTAGTAAAACTATCTATATTACCTCCGAATATTTTAGTAGCTCCATCTAATATTATTACTTCTTGCCCTGGTGTTATTGTACTTGCTGTTCTAATTCTGAATCTAGCTGTTGATCTTGCGTTAATTTTATCAGAGATGGAGAGTGTACCATCTCTTGGTGCTTCGCTATTACCTGCTATGGTCATTGTTAAAGCCATGATACACCTCCTAAGCTAAACCTTGCATATTTAATTTTCTTACTAATTCATTCCCTATTAAATCAGGATCGTTTGTTTGAATATTCATGTTAACTGTTACTGGTCGAACTGATTGTGATGTTCTTGGTGTTCCAGGTTTAACTAAATCTTCAAATTGAAATCTATCATCAAACTGACTTTTAGGAATGCTTGGTTCTAATTGTTTAAATTGTGGTTCTATTATTATTGGTTCTACAGTAGGTTTTTTTGGTATAATTCCTGGAAGACCAGGTTTTCCCTCAAAACCAAATGTCATACCCTCACCTAATACTGCTTCTTCTTCTGGTGTTAATTTGAAAAATTCTTCAGCTTTTTTTATTGCTTTACCAATAGCACCTGTTACTTTTTCCCAATTTAAGGCTATTGCTACTATGGCTGCTACAACTCCTGATATAATTACAACCCATCCACCTATTGCAATACCGAATAATGTTGCTGCTGTAGTTGCTGATGTTGTTGCTGCTGCTGCTGTTGCTGTCGTAGTTGCAAATACTGCTAATAATGTATTTATACCTGTTAATATTTTAAAAGTTGCAAATGCTGCTGTTAATGATAATAAAACTGTTGTTAATAATTTAGCATTATCTATAACAAACATTATCGCTTTTTCTACTGCATCAAATGTTCCAACCATTACTCGTTCAATTTGTGGCATATTTTGCAATATCCAGTCTAACATTTCATTTAATTTTGGTAGGAATCTTTGACCTATTACTTCTAATATATCTCCAAAAGCATTTTGTGCTTGTTTTAATTGCCCCTCTGTTGTTTGTGACAATGTTTCAGCTAATCCACCATAGTTTTGATCTAGTATTTCTACTAATGCTGCTGTTTTTTCTGCTTCAGTACCAGTTTTAAGTATTTCTGATTGTGTATCATTTAAAATGATTCCAACTCTGCTGAGACTACCTACTTGACCACTAAAGGCTTTTCCTAATAAATTAGCTGCATCAATAGCATCTTGTGTTGTTGCTTCTACACCTTTATTTGCTGCAAGTAAATCTACTAATGAACCAGTTAATTTTGCTGCATTATCTGCTTGTAAACCAAATGATAACAACTGAGATTGACCAGTAATTATTACTTCATCACCAAATGTAGAAACTTTTTGATACTGTGCTGCTAAATCTTTCATACTATCTATTTGTTCATCTGTTGCTTTTGTAACTTTTTTAGCGATTGATTCTAATCTTGCTTCTGCTTTTTCTTGGTCAGCTGCTGCTTTAACTGCCTTTACTGATACTGCAGCTAATGCTGTAACCCCAGCTGCTCCTACTACTGCAAATGTTTTTGCTAATGCTTTGGTACTTTTGGTTATCTTAGACATACTTTTATCATAGTCTTTTCTATCTGCATCAACCTTTATAAATAATGTACCTAAATTTACTGCCATTTAATCACCTCTTTCGGTGTTTGTTATTTTGTAATATGCAATCCATTCCGAAAATTCACTCGCTGTCATTCGTTCGCCTAGTTCTGAAACTGTCATTCCTAATTCTTTAGCTAAATGAAACATGAACATTCGAGATGGATCGCCTTTTAGTTTTTTTCGTTTTCCTCTGAATCATTTAATCCGTTTAATTCTGTTGCAACGGTTGCAATTTCATTAACAATACTTGCTGGCATTCTATCTTTAATTAATTGAAGATCATTTTTACCGAATACTTTTTCATTGTTTTTGAATAATGTTAATAACACTAACTTAAGAGTAGCATCTTTAAGATTAGGTATTGGTTTTCCATTCACAATTTTATATAAACTTGATTGATATTCTGAAGAATCTCCTGCTGATAGTTCTCTTACTTCCCATTCTTCACCGTTAATTTTAATTGTTTTGCTTTTAAACTTTAAATTTAATAATAGTTCTTTGTTCATTTTCTATACCTCTACGATCATTTGATTTGTTGCTTGTAATGTTATTGATTCTTCTGATAAATCTTCAATTGAAATAGATAGTGAATTATCTGCTACATTCGCATAAAATCTAAATGGATCATCTGTTGAATCTGCGTATAATTCTATTACTTTAGTTGTTCCATCTAATAACATATCTATAAAGAAATTATCAATTGAATAAAATTTTCCTAATGTTGCTTGTGCTGTTACTAATGTTGGTTGAAATCCTCGTTCTGATTCTTGGAAAACTGTGTTATCTAACATATCAGTTTCACCATCAAAACTAAATTCTTTTGCTTCTGCTACATTTGTCAATGTTACATATGTTCCTGTAAGGGTGATAACTCGCCCTCCATCAACTGTTCCGAATGTTACCGAACCATTTAACCTATTAAATGTAAAAGCCTCTACAGTGGGAACTCCACCATCTAAAACGGTTACTGTTGAATTGAAAGCCCATATATTTTTCGCTGTATCTGTTATTGTATATGTTTGATTGTCACTAGTTGTTGTTGCTTCAGCTGTAAATCCTATTTGAGAAGATTCAGCCTTAACCAGTGCTTTATAACCTTGTAAAGCCATTTAATCACCTCTTATGTTAAGATTGTTATTGTTCCAGTTAATTGCAATGAATATGTAACTGTTACTTTACCCTCTACTGTTGGATTGATTGAGAAACTCGCTACATATGCATCTGCTGAGAATCCGTTTGTTCCATCTACTGTAAATGCTGGTGCTGTTGTTGTTGTTAATAAAGTCTTATTTTTCCATGCATTAACTAATACTGTTTGACCATTTGTATCTGTTGGTTCATAATCTCCAGCTAATGTAATTGTTGCTGATGATAATCCAGGGATAAATTCTCTTTCTCCGTTTGAATCGAAATCTGTTGTATCTAATTGGTCTAATACTGGATCGAATGTAATACTATTAATACCTGCTACATCATTTGTACCTAATTTAATTGTTACTGCGTTTCCACTTAAAGCCATCTAATCGCTCCTTTGATTGAAATATTGTTTTGGTTTATTTATATTTTCAAGATTAGTCACTCTTTCTTCTAATCTTTTAATATATTTCTTTACTTCTTCTAATTCTTTTTTAATCTTTTTATTAAACATTTTGTATTTCCCATCTCGTAATTCTACTATTTTTGTTATCCTCTGATTGGAAAGTTTCATTCGGTGCTGAGAATAACCTATACTTTATTGAATGCATTGATGTTTTAACATCTTCTAATGTTGAATCCATACTTGTTATATCATCTACATTTGTTATTACTTCAACTTGAAATTGTACTTCTTCACTATTTAAGTGAGTATTAAATACATAACCACCCACTGTATCTAATTTACTATACCATGCTGAGGGATAACTAGGATTTGCTGGTGGGTTTCCTTTCCAATAAACATTTGTAACATTAACTTTTAAAGCATTATATACTTCTGTTCGTAATTCTGATTCTGTTTTCATTTAATCACCCTCTTTAATGCAGTCGCTAGTGTTTTTTTAGTAGTTGCTTTTATTTGGTTGAAACTTCTATTCATAAATCCAGCACTACCTGTTTTACTCAAAAATTCAACAGGTGGTGCATATATAACATTAGTTCCTACCACTAATTCTTTTGTTTTTTTATTAGGTAGTAATACATCATCTGCTTGATGTGGTGCTTCAGGTGCTACAACTCTACCAGCTATTGTATATGACATTGAATTTCTTAATCTACCATCTACTACTGGAGTATTCTTTTTAATTACTGCTACCGAATGTTGTCCGACTACTTCTAATCCTTTTGTTATATCTACATCTAGTTTTTTAGAGAACTTTTCAATATTTCTATTTATTTCTTGTAAACTCATTTAATAACCTTTGATGCAATAACCATCATGTGATTAGATGCACCTATTTTATTTTGATTAGCAATTAATCTCACTAGAAATTGTTCTCCATCAATACTTATTTGTTCAGCTTCTACAAATCCACTTCCTGCAGGTGCGAATATCTTTTTAAATACATTAGAATCAGTTATTCCCCATTCTTTATATACTTTTTCTTTGTTGATAGGTTGCACATCACATAATACAGATGAATCATTAGACCATGTTTCTTTTATACTACCTAGTGTATCTACTACGGTTTTTGTTTGTAAATAAACTGTATCTGTATTCCACATACTAACACCATCTTAATTTTCTATATGAACTTAGTCGAGAATTAAAAGCATTTCTCCAACTTGTATCTCCACTAGAACTTGATGTATAAGATATTGATCTACTACCTTGTGATTCACTTGCAATACCATTTGTTGAGCTTGTATTGAATGTTGTTATCTCAGCAATTAAATCAACCAATTCTCCAGGTATGAATAATTTAGTAAATGCAGTAGTTACTTCTGGTTCTGTTTGTATAGTTAAATCTAATGTAGCATCTATTGTAATACTTCCAGTATCTATTGCTGTTATTAAATATACACCATCATTCAACCTAGTATTTTCAATTTTTATATATTCACCTACTAAGAATGTATCTGTAAAATCACCTGTGATTGTATCATTAGATGTGAATGTTGAATCAACTGAAAATTGTAATTCTATACCACTTGAATTTCTTTTTATGAAAAAATTGTTTAATTCTCTTAATACTTCGTTTAACATATTATCACCTCTTTAGAATAATTCCAATTCATCTATACTAGAATCTATTTCTGTTGCATTTGCACTTAATACCGTAAATACTGCATAATCTCCAGGGAATAATACATAATTAAATGAAGAAACATCTTCACGAATATTACCTATTCTTTCTGTTGTAAATATTGTGAATAATTCAGCATTTGCTAATGATATTGTTGGTAATCCTGTTGAACTATCAGAATATTCTAAATTTGAATTATCTGTGTCAACATCTATAAATGTTCCACCTACAACATCTGCTGCAGGTACATTATAAACTTTTATTTTACTTGATTTAGTTCCATCTACTGCTGCTTGGAATATTCCTAGTATATCCTCTATTTTATTATCTTTACCTTGATAAATAGGTTTATTATGGAATACTGCGAATGCTCCCTCAACTCCACCTACTGAAGTAAATGTGGCAATATCTACTGAGAATCTTCTTGCTGATACATCTCTTTGAACTCCTGATCCACCATATACTCCTGCATATACTGAACCACTTTCAAACTTTAGATCATCAGTGGTTGTTCCATTATCTACATATACATTAGGTGGTAAATATGGATTTTCAACATGAGTTGTTGTTTGTGAATTCGTTAAATCTATAACATGGAATGTCACCCAACTTTTATCTTTACCACTATATACTTGGAAAAATATTGGTGCTATACCTAAATAACCATATGTGATTCTAAAAATATTCATTTTAGTTTTATCTAAGAAAAAGTCTGATGGTCCACTTCCATCTAATTTGTCTAGATTGAAGTTTGCTTGAGTAATTTCATCAACCCATACTCCATTGACTTTTCTGAATGCTCCAAAATCTGCTCCTAGTGTACCTATTGCAAATCCATTATCATCATCAAATAAACCTACTCTAATTTGTGAATCTCCAGTACCAGCAGTATAAATACCTGTGAACATTATCTCAGCATCTCTACCTGCTACATATCTTAAATTCCTTTTACCTTTAAATTCTGCACTACTTCCTGTTGTTGTTCCTGATGTTACTGTTAATAATGGACCTATAAAATCAATAGAACCAGTACCTACTAATGTATTAGTACCGAATCTTGAATCACTAGGATACAAGAAGTTTTGAGCTAATTCAGGTTTTCTTTGTGTAACCAATCTACCACCGAATATACCATTAAATGGACTATTATTTTGATTCATGAATCCAGGATTATTTACATTTAAAGAATTAATATCCTTATTAAAGACTATGTCAATTATTTCGGTTGTTCTATTTTGGCTCATAACTAAGTACCGTTATACCCTATCGCACTACCACTTGTTAAAGTTATTGATGTCCATTTACCATATATTGTTCTATCTGCTGGAATTGATGTAAATACAGTTAAATCAGCATTTGTAATCCCATCTGCATCAACTTGTGCTGCTACTACTGTTGCTTCAACAAAATATATTGCAGTAAAAACTCCACTATCAGGTAATACAGGACTAGTACCAGTAATTTCTTTACTTCCTAAATTCCCCATTTTCTGTTCCATTAGTTCTGTTTGTCGCATCATACTCATGTATTACACCTCATTTTCCTTTAAGAATTTTAGTAATGTAGCTTTATCATAATTACTCCATCCTTTATATCCTTTTTCTTTTGCATATTCTCTTAATTCTTTAATATTCATATTTTCAAAGTCTACTCCTGTTACTTGTTCAACTCCTACATCTATTTCTTCCTTAATATATGCCGTTCCCATTTCCATTAATCTATTTATTGTATATGGATCTTCTGTTTCAAATTCGCCATTTTTAAATGTACATAACAGCCTATTTTTCTTTGCATCCCATAATACCTTTTTACCTGTTTGACAAAATATCATTTAATCACTCCTTTTTAAAGAAAGGGTAGGCTAAACACCCACCCAAATTATTCTATACAAATGTTTCTACACTTGTTCCACCAGTTACTGTAACACCTAATACTGTAATATTTGCTACTGTTAATGTATCATCTTCTGCTGCTGCCCATGTCGCCTCAGTACCTGAAACAACTACTAAAGCTCTACCACCAACGATTGATAAAGTAGTTGATACAATTGATGCTGTACCTCCACCTGTATCTGCAATTGATAATGTAGTTGCATAATCAGCTGTTAACCAATCATGTAATTCTCCTGCTGCTGTTTCAATTTGAATATTAACATTTCTAGTCCATGCACTAGTTGTTGCTGGTGTATCTACTGTTTCAGGATTAATAGTCATAACTATATCACCTGCTAATGCTTTATCTCTTACTAAAAATTCTTTTCTTACTGCAGGTTGTATACCTAACTTCTTTAATATATTACTCATATTGTCCTCCTTTTAAGCTGTTGCTAATCCAGTTACTGATCCATGATATTCTTCTGGTCCATAATCTAAACCAACTTGAGCATACCATTGCCCTTTTCTTGATGCTGCAACTTGAGCTAACATTTCAAATGTCATTAATTGCCCCTCGAATGGTGTAAATACTGGTGAACAAACACTAATTTCAACTGCATAAATTTCATCAGTTGGCATATGTGGATCGAATACGATACCTACCATACCGAAATCAGTTTCGATTTGTTTAATATTAACTCCACCAACATTTCTATCTTCTGGTGCGAAACCATAAATATCTGATAATTTTTGTTTTTGGAATGCATTTGCTAAGATTACTACATTTTCAAAGATTGCTCCTGTTGATGCCATTGTTGCGAACATTGTATCTGCAATTGCTTTTGTTAAAGTTGCCCCAGCTGCTGCTACTGTATTAGTAGTGATTGCATTTTTAAGTCCTCGCATTTTTGCTGCTGTAGATACATTAACTGCATCTTGGAATGCACCTTGTAAGAATGAATATTCTAAATCAATTGCGATTTGTCTTAATGCTGCTTGTCTTTGGAAATCAAATTCATCTGTTACTGGTTGGTCACCTAATACTGAGATTCCACCAATTTCACCGACTGTTGATTGTTTTGCGTGTGATACTTCAACTGTTTCTTGGAAAATTTGTACTGTGTTTGTATCTTGATCTCTTACTACTGTTGTTGCTGTGTTGCTTGATACTGAATCAGCTTCTGTAATTGCTGGTTGTGATGCTGCTGATAATGACCAAGGTTGTGCTACTGGGAATTTGAACGATCTAGCTCTTTTCCCTCCGTTTAATCCACCAATCATATTTAAGAATGGTGTTTGGTTTGCTCCTATTAAGAATAGTTGCCCTATATAGTTTAAATCTTCTCTATCTGTGTATGCCATTTTTTTATTCTCCTGTTTTTTAAATTTTTGGTAATTTACTTATTTCTCCAGATAATGCCATCATTAATCTAGCATCACCTTTCATTTGTGCTTCGTTATAATCTTTTATTAACTGAGCTCGTTTTCCCACTTGTGGTGCTTCTGTTGTTGGTTGTGGTGTTGTACCGGTTTTCACCATTTCACCGAATAATTTAGGGAATTTTTCTCTAATCCCTCCAATCGAATCAGTTAAACCAATTAAATTATCACCATCAAATGTTAGATTATCCATATTAATTTCTCTTTTAACCATTGATAAATATTGTTCGTCAACATTATTTTTTAATAGTTCTAAATCTACTCTATTATCTTTCTTGATCTTTAACATTTCAATTCTATGTTGTTCTTGTGCTTTGATATTATCAACTTTCATTTGTTCTAAAGTTCCCTTTAGTCCATCATAATCTGCTGAATTCTCTGTTGCTGTTTGTAATTTTGTGTTGATTGCTGCTATATCATTTTGATACCTTTCAGTTAATGCCTTATGTTCAATTTTCAATGAATCATGTTTCTCAGCCTTTACCACTGTTCCATCATTCATAATTGCTAGTTCAACATCTCCTAATGCTTCTTGTACTTTATTAGCTAATTCCTCACCTAATAATTGTTTTAATTTTTCAATCATAATTTTCTCCTTAGTTTTTGTCGAAGTGTGTCCACACTCCATAATTTTATATGTTAAATTAGTTTCCTAATTATAACGTTAAATGTGTTTCCATCTTTTTCTTTTAATAATGGCCCATACACCATCATAACTTAAATTATAAAGAGTAGCTAATTCTTTATAAGAATAATTACCTGTAGCATATAGTTTTCTCATTTCTAATACTTGTTTTTCAGTTGTTTTTGTGAATGTGCATTTATCGGCCGCTAATGGTTTTCTTGCTCCCACTTTATAAGCATGTTTGTTATTCTCGCTTTGTGTGGCCCATTCTAAGTTTGATACATTATTGTTTGTCTTGTCGCTGTCTATATGGTTCACCGTTGCTTTATTTTTTATATTATCAATAAATGCTTCAGCTACTAATCTGTGAATATGAAAATTTTTACCTTTATTATCTTTATATAAACTTACGAATAAATAACCATTGTTTTTTATTGATAACGATCTCAACTTTTCTTTTACTGTATGTTTATATGGTGGTGTATCATATTCGACAATTCTTTCTAATGACTTAATTTTTCCTAAATTGCTTACTTGATACAATCCCTCATAATCTTTAATATCTTTCCATATCTCTTTCATATTGTATCTCCTTTTTATTTTAAGGAGTGTTGGAACATACCCAACCATTCATTCTCCAATATGATTATATTCTTTTACCTTTATCCCATTGTTCACGAGTTAATGTCTTGTCATAATATATAGCTCTGTGATTTTTAGCATCCATAGATGCCGGCACGAAATAAGTATTACCATCCAAATTTCTAGCTATTCTTGTTAGGCCCTCTTTACTTGTATCGAAGTGAGCCGTTGTTGTTGAACGGCATGAAACGTGAACCGGAGGATACGTCAAACCCGTTATTGCTTCACTAGTTTTAAATATTTCACCATCTAATGATGTACATATCTCACTAGTGCGATTATCTAATGTAGCTACATATTCGTAACTGTCAACTACTCCAGATGCTTCATATCCTGCTAATGTAGCTTGATTGTATGAGTTTGTTACTTCAGTATCTACTAACCTTTTAGCTACTTTAAATCCACTATCCATATCTTTTGCTATTCTTCGAGCCATCTCATTATTAGATAATCCTTGCACTATACCATTGTTTAATGTTTGATTAACTGTATTTGCTAATCTTGATCGGTTATTCCATACTCTAGTGCTAAAATTTTGACCGTTAACGGGGTTTCTGGTTAATTGTGATATAATGTTAGGGTTTAGCAAATCGAACCTTTGACCTATTCCTAAGCCTCTGTATGCTTCGTATACCGTATCAGGGTATGCACCATCTACTATATTCCCTAGTGTTACTTTCATAAAATCATTTTGATCTTTACTTAACTGGAATAATATATCATCTAATTGTTGATTTAATCTTGTCAACCTTGTACCTTTAACTAATTGTTTATTTGCTGCATTTGGTGTTACTACTAGTTTTTTTGTTGTACTAGATATTACTTTTGTTCCATCTGCTAATGTAGTGAATACTGGTGATGATTGTATTGTTCCATATTTAGCATAAAATGATTGTATTTCTTTTAACATCTCATTCTTTGAATCTTTGAATAATAGTTGTAAATCTTTTATTGATAAATCACCTTGTCTATAATATCTTCTTGTTTGTGCTTCGTATCTATCTAACCAGTATTTAGCATCTCTTACAGTTAAATCTTCTACTCTAGCCATTATTCGTTATCCAATTTAAAACTTTCAGTATCTTCTAGGTTATCTATTCGTGCAGCTTGTTCTTGTGCTATCAATTCGAGTTCTTTTTCTACATCATCAATCATAGGTAGATTTGCCAATAGTGTTCTATCAGATATTATTCCTTTTAATTTAACTAATCCCTCTATGATTTCGTTAACATTAAATATCATTGATGTATTAAATACGAAGTTTATAGATTTATAATCATGATTCGTTCCATCTCGTTCATTGATAAACTCTACCACGAAGAACATAAATTCGCTTAATGTTGTTTTTAATTTAGTAATAAGTTTATTTGCTTTCAAGTCTAACCCTGAATACATAGCCTTTATTACTACATTTGTAATTGATCCACCTGTTAATTTAGATTCATTAACTCCTTGACCTACATCATAGATCATATCAATTAACCAACCCATCATAAATTCTCTAGCTTCTTTAGGAATATCTAATGTTTTCGGTTCTGCGTTCGATTTATCATCATTACTTAATAGTATTGCTTTAAATTTTTGTAAGTTCAACATAAAATCTGCTAATGATTCACCCTCATAACCTCTTAATACCCATATTGCAAGTTGAATATCTTTCAAATCGTTTACAAATCCACTTGATACTACATCTAAAGCATCAATATATCGCTTTATAGGAATTAAATCAGAACGTTCTTCATTATTATTAGCTAACGACAATATAGGCACTCTACCCCAACTATTAGCTTCTAACTTATCTGGTGAAACTGAATCGAATGAATGTGTTTGAGATTTATCAACAAAGTTGCTGTTATATCTATACCAGTGATACTCAGGATTATATGTTACTCCATGCGTTCCAGGTACTACAAATTGATAAAATGTCTTTCCTGTTTCATCTCTTACTTCTCTAAATATTGATACTTTTTCATCATCCCATACTTCAACTCTTAATGTTGTTTTAATTTCATCATCTACAACCCAATCAAATGCGTAATATCTTATTGCTTGTGTTACTTTGTTTTGTTTATTCTCGATAAATATCACTTGTTCAGCTGGTAATACAGAATATTTAAAATCTCCATTTTCATCTATGAAAGGTTGTAATGATTCTCTACCTTTATTAGATGCACCTTGTATTAGTTGTTGGACCTTGTCATTCCATTCCATACCTAATAGTTCAATTACCTTATCTGCTAATTCTTCTTCTGTTGATTCAATCACGATAGGTTTAGAGTTTATATATCCATTCTTTTGATCTACTAATTTCTTATGTAAGTTATTAACTATTTTTTCATTTGATTTATTATAATCTGTAAACTCTTGACCATCAACATAAAACTTTCTGAAATCTCTTAATAGTATATCACTTTCAGTATTGTAGTACCTTACACCATGTACCATTTCAATCTTTTCTTGACTTACTTGGTCTTTTTCGATTATTTCTTTTAATATAGCTTCCATTGTAACTGCTCCAGCCAAATCAACATTTTTATGAGCTATATTACTTGTTGTATTATCATGCATTTTATCACCCTCTTATTTTAAGAATTTAATACCACTTGGTTTACTTATAAACTCGTTCATCATTGCAATACTGTCTGCTGCATCATCATGCTTGATTTTACCATTTTTAGGATAATGTGTTAATTCGTACATGAATTGTTTATATTCAGGATGATTTTCTATATCATCTCTAAAGTAAAAGTTCTGTTTAACACTACCACTATTCATTATTATTTTGGTGTGTTTATTTTGTGATGTGTGTTTCCAATCTATCGTTGTTCTACCTTGTTTCAATTCTTTGACTTTTTGTGCATAACCTTTACCACCATTATTCGATTCAAATCTCGCTTTACTTATACCATATTCATCTAACATTGCAGCGACTCGTGGTTGTGTTACTTCTATCGGATCTTTAGTGAAAATTATATCAACTATATATACATCATTTCCATATATATATCCAATAGGTTGTGATAAACTATCTGAACCCTCGTCTGCTATATCACATACTGCTACTTTAGTATCTGGTTCACTTTGTAATTGAGCTAACTTAAATCTGTTTAAATCACTTTCGGGTAATAATAATCCCTCTTTAGGAGTTGGATTTTGTTGATATAATGAATCAAATACAATTGGATTGTTCTCTTTAATACTTAATAATGTTTCTAGCGAATGTTGTTCAGCCCATAATGCCTCGCCTTTTTCTCTAGGATCATCATCTGTATCTGTTTCTTTTATAGCTTCATATAAAACTACTTCCCATTTGTTTTTCTCGAGCCTTAAAAGGTGTCCTGCGAGATCTTCTTCATGCCATCTAGTAAATACTAATAATTGCTGTGAATTATTGTGTAAGCGAGTTTTTGCAACTGTATCATACCAATCACGAACATTCTCTCTAATTGTAGAACTCCAGGCTTCTTTAGCATCTTTGTATAAATCATCCATTATTAATACATCTAATTTTCTAGAAGTTAATGGACCACCTACACCAACCGATACTAATGAACCATCATGACCTATTATTTCGAATTCATCATTATTCCTTACATAATTATCTTTAGAGCCTTTAGTCGGTAATTTAGTGTCACTGTATATTTCTTTGTATTCTTCATCATCTATAATTCTTTGAATATCTCTATTGAATTTTGAAGCTATTGTACTATTGTATGCTACAAGACCTATTTTTTTATCGGGATAGTCACCTAGCATTTTAGCTGGTGTTCTTCTTGTTGATATTTCACTCTTACCATGTTGTGGTGGCATAAATACCATTAAGTTCTTTATATCACCCTTAATAAATTGATCTATCTTCTTGCAATAATTAATATGATGCCAATTTGATTTATAATCTTCTTTAGTATACTTGGTGAATTCTAATATGTCTAATCTACATTCCCTTATTTTCTTTTCTTTTAGGAGTTTAAGTTTATGTATTTTTTCTTCCCTAGTCATATTGTTTTAATTCTTTTTCTAATTCTTCATCACTCATAGCTTCGTATTTATTAACAATACCACCACTATGTTTAATTTCTTGTTTGTCTTTTTGATCAAGGTATTGTTTACCTAGCCATATAGCCATTGTAGAGTTAGTATCAGCCAATCTAAACTGTTTTCTTCTTAGACTTACTTTTGCTATATCTATTCCCTTTTTATATATACGACAAAATTCTTCATCTCTTTGTAATGTTCTTACTGATATATCTAGTTCATTTGCTATCTCTTGCTGTGTAGCCATTACTGAAGACATACCCATAACAACATTATAATCTATTTCTTTTTTTGGTCTACCTACCTTGTTAGCCATCTTAATCACCTTTTTCAAATATATCTATTTCATCTACAAATTCAAATTCATATTCATTCATTACTTCTGACGAATTACCTAATCTTATCAAATGGTTTAATTGTTTTGTTGATACCAATATTTTATTTGTTTTATCTCTTTCGCATTTAAGCAATAATTTGTTATTTAAACTAAATAGTTCAAAATGGCTTGCAATTTCATGTGCTTTGCTATCTTCTTTACATTGCTTACAATCTTTTATACTCAATCCTACATTTACATTCAAATTTGAAATGTTTTTTGCTTTCTTTTTCATAGTTATCTCCTCTATTTTAAAAAAATTCTAGCTATTCTTCAGGCATCCTATCTAATGTTTTAGTTACCTTATCATTTTGATTCATACAAATTTCTATTTCGTTTAATATTGATCTAATATGTTCCATATTTTCAGGCACTATTTCTATTGTACTTAATTCATCAATGAAATTACCTAACTGTCCATCATAGAAAGCTCTTAACTCTAATAACTTTACTCTACTCAATGCCATATGACCACCCCTTAATATTATTTGTATTACTTGAAAAACTTCCTTGCTATCTTTAATATTTGTTTATTCCATAGCCTATTAAGTATTCTTCCTTTGCATACTGCTCGTATATCATTTGTTATTGATAAACTTTTATATATTTTATTCTTCATATAGAACACTTATTTATCATAATTCGTTTTATTAATTCCGTTTTAATTTTATCTTCAACGGCTTTATTATAATTATTGTTAAAAACAAATGTGTTGTTTTCTTTACCGCTTGGTACATTCAAGCTATTATCTATTATGTTTGGCATTGCTAAACTTAAACTAGCTTGCATTGCTCTAATACCACAAATTGAACAGATTTTGTCTGTTGTCATATCATTAACACCAATCCATTTATGATTGCATTTCATGTCTATCGCTCCATTTAATATATAATTTATTTTTCATCTTTTATTCTTTCTATTTCATCTTGTAATTCTTTAATTCTCTTTAATTTAATTTGTTCTTTGTTTGCTTCATCAAAATAATATTCATACTGTTCTATTTTACAATCAGAATAGTTTAACGGAATTTCATCATACCATTCACCGATTTCAACTTCTTTATAATCTGCTATCTTTAAACTCATATCACTTCTATCAAATAAAATTTCTAATTCTTCTCTGTTACCATATGGTTGTTCATTGTTTGTATCGAAATAATATATGGTTGCTTTACTTAATTTCATCTCTATCATCTCCATTTAATTAAATACAGCCTTTCTCTTACCTGTCATGGATTCCCTTTTTATTTGGATCAGCTGCACTATATATAGCTTGTTTATACTATTCTATTCTAGAATACTACATTTTAATGCAAATTAAAAGTAAATTAGAGATATTTATACAAAAAA